CCAATAGCTACTGCAAAGTTTGAAACAATGGGAATTAGTTCTATTCAAAGTACAATTATATCTAAATCTATTAATGGAAAAAAACTATCAAGGACTATTGATAATCAAAGATTCAGTTTTACTGCAAAAGTTATAATAGGAAAAAGATCAGATATTTATGGAAGTCTTATGGCTTTTATTATGAAACAAAGATCAGGAAAAGAAAATTTTACAATTATTCCACCTGATGTAAGTTCTACAAAAGGAACTGAAGCAGGCACAGTTTTAGTCAATGGAGTTCATGCAGTAGGAGATACGACAATAGCATTAGATGGCTTTGCAAGTGATGGCGCTGGCAGATTTAAAGCGGGAGACTTAATTAAGTTTGCCTCGCACTCAAAAGTCTATATGATAATTGATGATGTTACTTCTTCTTCTAATGCCGCAACAGTAACTATTGAGCCACCTTTAATTTCAGCATTAGCAGATGATAGTGTAGTAACTTATAATAATGTTCCTTTTACAGTTCATTTAACAAATGATGTTCAAGAGTTCGGATCAGTAGGATCAACAAAAGATGGAGATGTATTATATCAATTTGAATTTGATGTAGAAGAATCTCTATAATGGCTAAATATCTTATAAAACATTGGATCAATGTTGATGTGATCGCAGAAAAAGTAGTTGATGAATCTGAAATAGAAGATTTTAAAACAAACGATTTAGGTAAAAATAAAATACCTGATGGCACATTTAGTTTTGTTATGATAAAAGATAGCGAGAAACTAAACAGAACAACATACGAGATTTATGACGAGAAGCTTAACGACGGCAGTAAAAACCCAGCTAGCGACAAATGAGATAAGACCATTTCATTTATTGACAATAGGATTTTCTACGCCTGTAAATTTAACTGATAATAGTTTTAGTCTTACTTCATCAATATCAGGATCAAGTACAACATATACAGCTTCTCCTTTTTTAGTATCTATACCTAGTTTTGAAGAACAAACAGATATTACAAAAACAAGTTTAAGTATTACTCTATCAGGTGCAGATCAAACATTTATATCTACTGCATTAAATGAAAATATAGTCAATGATAGTGTAGTTATTTTTAGAGGATTATTAGATACAAATAATTCTATTATTGCGGATCCCTTATTATTATATCAAGGAACAATTGACACTTTTCAAATAAATGAATCAGAAAATGAATCAGCTTTAAATATTACAGTAGTATCTCATTGGGCAGATTTTGAAAAAAAATCAGGTAGAAAAACAAATAATTCATCTCAACAAAGATTCTTTAGTACAGATGTAGGAATGGATTTTTCAAGTCAAACTGTATTAGATATTAAATGGGGTAGAAAATAATGCAAGATATTATAAATTTTTATAAATCGTTTGATAGATATAGTTGTTTTACAAATGAAATATTATTTGAAGAAAATAAAGATATTATAAAATATAACCAATATAAAGTTTTTAGAGATGATAAAGGTATATATGGATATGTAAGTTGGACATTTTTAAATCAGGAAAATCTTAATTATTTTTTACAAACAGGCATAGTAGAAGAATATAATTCAGGTAATATATTTGTTCATTTAGATTTTTTAGCTAAAAGAAATATTAAAGAAATATATAAATGGTCATTAAAGAATATAACTAAATATATTGGAGTTAATAAAAACACTCAATGGTTAAGATTAAGTAAAGATAATGGTGTTAGAAATATTGTAAGAAAAACAGTAAAGGAATCTTGGAATGGGTAAAGTATTTAGAGCAGCAAAAAAAGTACTTAAAGTTGCTAGAGTCTTAAAATTTTTAAAAGGTATTAATCCTTGGGTAGCTTTAGGTATATTTGCAGTTGGTTGGCTTTTTATGAGATCAAGAAAACCTGATACTCCTGATTATGGATCAACTGATTTTGATATTACAGAAAAAGGTATATTAGTTAATAAACAATCTAATAACGCATCTATTCCTGTTTTATATGGAGAAAGATTATTAGGCGGTACAAGAGTTTTTATAGAAACATCAGGAACAGACAATACTTATCTATATGTTGCTTTAGTCTTATGTGAGGGAGAAATAAACTCAATAGAAGAAATAAGAGTAGATGATAAAGTAGTTACATTTGATGGAGCATTGTCAGATAATGTTCAAAGAAATGTAGCTAGTACTGATTCTAATTTTTTTAAAGCTGATCCTAATGTTGAGGGATCATCAGCAGAAAGTACAATATTAATTGAGCCACATTTTGGAACAGATGGACAGTCAGCATCTAGTTTATTATCTACATTATCTTCATGGGGGTCGAATCACAAGTTGTCTGGAATTTGTTATTTAGCTATTAGGTTTAAATGGAATCAAGATGTATTTGGTGGGATCCCTACTGTTCAAGCTAAAGTAAAAGGTAAAAAAATAATTACATTAGCATCTAATCTATCAGAACAAACTGCATCTTTTTCTACTAATCCAGCTTTTTGTTTATTAGATTATTTAAGAAATGAAAGATATGGAAAAGGTTTAGCAACATCAAGTTTAGATTTACAAAGTTTTTATGATGCATCACAAGTTTGTGAAACACAAGTAACTCCTTTTTCAGGTGCTAGTGATATAAATATATTTGATTGTAATGCAGTTATAGATACATCAAAAAAGGTTATTGATAATGTAAGAGAATTAGTCAAAGGTATGAGAGGGTATCTTCCTTTTGTTCAAGGTAAATATAGATTAGTTATAGAAACAACAGGCAGTGCATCTGTATCATTGACAGAAGATGATATTATAGGTGGATTCTCTTTAGCTAGTCCTAGTAAAAATTCTAAATATAACAGGGTGATTGTTTCATATGTTAATCCTGAAAGAAATTATCAGGTTGACGAGGTACAGTACCCAGCTATAGACGACAGTGGTTATTCAACAGCAGATAAACATGCAACAATGAAAACAGCTGATGGAGGATTCTTATTAGAGGGTAGGTTTGATTTTAGAACACTTACTTCAACTTATCAGGCAGAGGAGATGGCAGAAATTATATTGCGTAGATCAAGGGAAGCATTAGGTTTAAATATAAATTGTGGATTTAAAGCATACGAATTACATATAGGAGATATTGTAAATGTAACTCTATCTAGTTTGGGTTTTACTTCAAAAGCATTTAGAGTTATTTCTATGAATTTTAATGAAGATTATTCAATCACTTTAGGATTAATTGAACATCAAGATTCTCATTATACTTGGGCAACTAAAGGTCAAGTATCAAGTACACCATCAACTAATTTACCTACTCCATTTTCTATTCAACCACCAGCTGGAATAACTTTATCAGATGAGATGATTGAATATGCTGATGGAATTGTATTAACAAGATTAAATATTTTAATTACTGCAAGTACTGATAAGTTTGTTCAATATTATCAAGTAGAAGCTAAACAAAGTACAGAAACTAATTTTAAAATTATTTCAAATGGAACACAATTAAGACATGAATTATTAAATGCAGTAGATGATGTGACTTACAATGTTCGTGTAAAAGCAATCAATAGTTTTGGTGTATCTTCTTCATATGTGACTGCATCAAGAAAAATAATAGGTGCAACAGAAACACCTAGCGATGTTTCAGATTTATCAATCTCAATGGTAGGGTCAAATCAAATGGAATTGTCTTGGACACCTGTTGAGGATTTAGATATAAGCTGGTACGAAATTAGATTTCAAGATGTCACAAGTGGAGCGACATGGAATGAAAGTACACCTATTGCAAAAGTAGTTAGAAGAAAATCAAATTCATTAGTAGTTAATTCTGCAACAGGCTCTTTCTGTATTAAAGCAGTTGACAAATTAGGAAATAGTTCTGCAAATGCTTCTATTGTATCTACTAATATTTCAGGATTGCAAAATTTTACAAATATATTAACCTTGAGTGAATAATGGCAGATTTTTTAGGAACAAGAGATTCTAGTGTATCAATATCAACAGATAATGCTGGCAGAAAAGTATTAATTTTAGATACGATAACACAAGTCGATAGTCTTGTTGGAAATATAGATTCAGCAGAAGGTGTTTTTGATTTAGGTGGAACAGATTCTACTTCTAATCCTACAAATTTTAATGCAAATGTTAAATCATCAGGTTTTTATACTTTTAGCAATACATTATCATTAGATGCAATTTATGACACAAATTTAGGTGTTGTTGTAGGAATGAGTTCTGAAGATGAATATGATTTGCATGATTCTGGAAGAGGAGCTACACTTTACGACGACGCAAAGGGTCCATATGATGGATCGCCTGAAATACAATGTGGAGCAGAAGTTCAAGTTGGATCAGATAATACAAGTTTAGATAATATTTCTACCTTTCAGAAAATTGCACAACAAAGCACTATTAAAGGTAAATTTTTTAAATTTAGATGTAAATTAACATCAGATAATAATAAAGTTAGAGCAAAAGTTCATACACTTCAAACAAAAGTAAATATGGAAAAAAGAACAGAAGCTAGTCAAGATGTAGTTTCTGATGCTTCAGGAACAACTATAACTTTTGTTAATTCATTTTATGCGACACCTAGTATTGGAATTAGTGCTCAAGGATTACAAACAGGCGACTATTATCAAATCACGTCAAAGTCAAAAACAGCCTTTACAATAAGGTTTTATAATAGTAGTAATACAGGAATTAGTAGGACATTTGATTACCAAGCTGTTGGTTTTGGCTTGAAATCTACATAATTTTTAACTATAAGAGATTTATATGGCGCAAGTATCGGATTTTATATTAGACAATCAGGGCTTTAGTTCCTTTCGTACGGAACTTAATAATATTTTAGCAGCACAAAATTCTAACAATTCAGGATCTTCAAGACCAT